GGAGATGTTAGCACCTCCACCATGAACAAGAATAAAAAAGCTAACTATAAAAAATATAGAGGACAAGGAAAATGAAACATAAAATAGTAACGATTAAAGCACAACAACAAGACATTGATTTTGTGATTAAAGATTTCAATGATGCTATGTGGGGAACTTCAGGTTTGTTTGAGTATGGTAGTTGTACCCTGATAGAAGCTCATGCTATTCAAGATGTTCTTGAAAGAGTAAAAAGAATACTTGACTTAGAAGAGATAGGCTACTATCCTAACAACTGGCAGAGGAAAGTTAAATAGCATACTAGTTAACGTGTAAAAACAGCCTTTAATTTTTTAAAACTGTAGACATTTTAACATTAGTGTGGTATAATACAGCTTATGTATTCAACAGAAAGAGATCAATATAGGACAGAGATTCTAACTCGAGAAGAGTATAGAAAATTTGGGAAGTATATGCACGAGCATTACCCTAACGTTGGGCATGTGGTAGATAAATTAGATACAACCTTCAAGGTACGTATAGATAATACACCACTAACTTTTTGGGAAGACATCATACCTCATATCAGAGATGAATCTTAGGTATGTTATGGATAGCCCTCCAGTTTTAACTTAATCTATAACAGCTGACTGACCCCAGTTAGACAAGTTGCCGGTCTTGTACCTACCTACCGGCACTTAATTAATTTTTAAATAACAGTTGCAATTAGATTGTAACTGTGTTATAATGTACGAACTTAATACAACAAAGGAGAAAACTATGTATGAGTATGTAAAAGGAAAGGCGATGTGGGCGAATATCACGTCACCTAATACGAGGTTCCAACCTCACAAGTATGGTTTAACTGTGTTAACTGACACAGATACAGCGGCTAAGCTAGAAGGCATAGGGCTGAATCAAGTTAGAGACAGAGCAGGACAACCTAAGTATGATGAACCGGCTTTTACTTTTAGTAAGAGAGCCACAAAGAATGACGGTGAAGCAAACGTTGCACCTAAGTTAGTTGACATGGAAGGCGTTGCCTTAGATGTTAGCGTTGGTAATGGTTCAGAAGTAGTTGTAAAAATCAAGCCTTACAAAAATGATTACGGTCAATTTGCAGAGCTGATGGCTGTTAAAGTTGAGACTCTTATTGAGTACAGCGAAGCGGCTACTGACGATAACGAGGAATTTTAATATGGTTGTTACTATAACTAACGATGATGTTACTACAAACTTTGATATCGATATGATTACAGACGATGCAGTGAAGCAAGAAGCTACTGTTATCGTACAAAAAGTAGGTAACCTACAAGTTATTATCGAAGCGTTGGACTTTGCAAGTCGTTCTCATCGTGCTAACTTAGAAGTGTTACTGCAAGGCAGAGACGAATCAATCGTTGAGCCAGATGTTAATGACACTACAGAAGGAGACGAACAACCTGAAGAGTCTTAGTCTATAGGAGGGCTAACATGGAAGATAAAACTTGGGATAAGTTAAAGCAACCCTGTCCACTTTGCACCAGCAGTGATGCTGTAGGGATCAATCAAAATGGTTCTGCAAAGTGTTTCAGTTGTGGAGAATTTATGCCTAACTATAAACAATCATGTGAAGGAAAAGATATGACAACAACAACAACAACACAGCACAAGCAGATAGATAATGTGGGTGAGGGTAACTTCATTGCACTAACAGACCGGCAGATATCTCAGAGCACTGCTCAGAAGTATGGAGTTAAGGCTGTTCAAGATTTGAAAGGTCAGGTAGTAAAACATTTCTATCCATATTATAATGGACATGAGTTGTCTGCTACCAAGTGTCGTAATACAGTAACCAAAGACTTCTTTGTTACAGGTACATACAACGACACCGGATTGTTTGGACAACAGCTGTTCAAGAGTGGTAAGTATGTTACCATAACCGAAGGTGAGTGTGATGCTATGGCGGCTTACGAACTACTGGGTAGTAAGTGGGCAGTCGTATCTATCAAGCGTGGTGCACAAGGTGCAGTGCGTGACATCAAGGAGAGCTTAGAATTCTTTGATGACTTTGAGAATATTATTGTAGCATTTGATAATGATAAGGCAGGTAAGGATGCGGCTGTTAAAGTTGCTAGACTTTTCAAGCCGGGCAAAGCTAGGATACTTACTCTACCTAATGGTTTTAAAGACCCGAATGATATGCTTCGAAGTAACAAGCACAAAGACTTCGTTGAAGCTTGGTGGGCTAGTAAAGTTTACACACCTTCTGGTGTCATTAATGTTACTGAACAACGAGAAAAGTTTCACAATCGTGAGAGAAAACAAAGCGTTCCCTATCCTTATGAAGGACTAAACAAAAAGCTATATGGCTTAAGACAAGGTGAACTGGTAACTCTAACAGGTGGTACAGGTCTTGGTAAGTCTAGTGTAACTAGAGAGATAGAGCATTGGCTTGTCAAACAGACTCAAGATAACGTAGGTATCATAGCACTAGAAGAAGATTGGAGACGTACCATTGATGGTATAATATCTATCGAAGCTAATGCTAGACTGTACGTTGATGAAGAGAGAGAGAAGTTTTCGAAAGAAGAACTTGATAAGATGTTTGATATGCTGTATGATGGTGATAATAAAAACAGAGTCTGGGTTCACTCACACTTTGGCACCAACGACATTGATGATATCTTTACCAAGCTTCGCTTTATGATTATAGGATGTGACTGTAAGTGGGTGGTCATTGACCATTTACATATGCTAGTCAGTGCTGTGCATGACGGAGACGAGAGACGAGCTATTGATTCTATTATGACCAGGCTTAGAAGTTTAGTTGAAGAGACAGGTGCAGGGATTATTCTTGTATCACATCTCAGAAGAGTTGATGGTAACAAAGGACACGAGAATGGAGTAGAGGTTAGCCTCTCACATCTTCGTGGCTCCAATAGTATTGGTCAGCTCTCTGATTGTGTGATTGCTTTAGAACGTAATCAACAGTCTGATGACCCTGATGAAGCAAGGACAACCAAGCTTCGTGTACTTAAATCAAGGTACACAGGTGATGTTGGACTAGCGGCTCGAGTCATCTATGATGGTGAGACAGGCAGACTAACTGAACTTACAGACGAAGACATTGAGTTTGATAACTCTAAAGATGAGGCATTTTAATTATGGATTTAGTATTTGACATAGAGACTGACGATTTAATAGCTACTAAAGTGTGGTGTATTGTTGCTCAGAATCCTGAGACAGAAGAGATATTTCAATTCACACCGGATAACTTACAAGCAGGGTATGACTTCTTAGCCACAGCCGACACATTGATCGGACATAATATCATAGGCTTTGACATTCCTTTAGTAGAGAAGTTCGGTAACGTAAATCTCAGTGGCAAAAATGTTATTGATACCTTAGTACTCTCTAGATTATTTAATCCCACTAGAGATGGTGGTCATAGTCTAGGTACTTGGGGTTATAAGCTTGGCTATCCTAAGATTGAGTTCGAAGACTACCTTAACTATTCCCCACTGATGCTTGAGTACTGCACACGTGATGTTACTTTAAACACTCGTGTCTTACAAGAGCTAAGAAAAGAATCAAAAGGTTTTACACCTGACTGTATTGCTATAGAGCAGGGAGTATCTAAGATTATGAAGCAACAAGAGACCAATGGTTTCTTATTTGATATGCCTTCAGCACTATCTTTACTTGCAGAGCTTAGAGAAAAGATGCAGATTATAGAGGACGAGGTACACAATACCTTTAAATCTAAGTGGGTAGATACTAAACTTGTTACACCTTTCATTAGGAAAGATGGCAACCTATCTAAACGTGGACTAACTGATGATGAGTATCAGCGTTGTTTAGATACAAGCAACTACCTTCCTTTCATGCGACAAACATTACAAGAGTTTAATCTTGGTAGTCGTAAACAGATTGGAGAATATCTTATTGACTTTGGTTGGAAGCCAGATAGGTTTACACCTACTGGTCAACCCATAGTAGATGAGAAAACATTATCAGCTATCACACACATACACGAAGCAAAACTTATTGCTGACTTCTTGTTAATACAGAAACGTATTGCTCAAGTAGATTCGTGGGTGGGTGCTGTTAAAGAAGACGGGCGGGTTCATGGTTTTGTTATTCCTAACGGTACAATTACCGGACGGATGGCACACAGGAATCCAAATATGGCACAGGTTCCTTCAGCACACAGCCCATACGGTAAAGAATGCCGAGCATGTTGGGTGGTAGGTGAAGGAAACGTATTACTAGGAGTAGATGCAAGTGGGTTAGAAATTAGAATGTTAGCTCACTATATGAAAGACAATGAATATATCAACGAAATACTTAACGGAGACATACACTCCTCTAATCAAAAATCTGCAGGACTTGAATCAAGAAATCAGGCTAAGACATTCATCTATGCACTCATGTATGGAGCCGGAGATGAGAAGCTTGGTAACGTGGTCGGAGGAAATAAGAAAGATGGGCAAAGAGCTAGACAACATTTCTTCGATAATAAACCTGCATTTAAGTCTCTTAGAGATAGAGTTAGCAGAGCTGCAGAAAAAACTTTCCTCAAAGGATTAGATGGGAGGAAGCTTTACATACGTAACAAACATGCGGCACTCAACACTCTACTACAGGGAGCAGGTGCTATTGTTATGAAGAAAGCTTTAATTATTCTGGACGATCTACTTAAACTAAATGCTATAGACTATAAGTTTGTTGCTAACATTCACGATGAGTGGCAGATAGAAGTTAAAGAATCACAGGCAGATTTTGCAGGTGAGTTAGCAGTCAATAGTATTATACAAGCAGGAAAAGAATTTAATCTTCGTTGTCCTATGGATGGCGAATACAAAATAGGGAGGGATTGGAGTGAGACACATTAAACCAAACGACAGTAGTAGGAAAGGTGATCTAGCTGAGTACTACGCAGTAACATGGCTATGGGATAACGGATATGAGGTATTCAGAAATGCAGGGTGTACAGGACTAGCAGACTTAGTTGCTTTGAAAAATAATAAGACAACCCTTATAGATGTTAAGACAGCACAAGAACAACTACACAAAGACTCAGATAATAATTTTACTAAGTGTGCCGGGCGTACAACTCAACAAGTAGATGCAGGTGTTCAACTATTAATGTTCAATGCTAACAGTCGTAAGCTAAACTTTGTAAAACACAGGAAATAATATGACAAATAAAACAAAACCCCTTGACACAACCGATCAAGATGTATATAATAAACTGTCGGCTAAGAAAAAAACAGCCGAGTCAGGACACTGGTATACCCAGACAGGTGAGCCAATGTATACTATCATTGGAGCTAACGGTAAAGAACGTAACACTACTCTTCGAGATGCTAAGAAAGATAACTTAGTACCTTCGGTTACTACTGTGTTAGGTATGATAGCCAAACCTGCATTAGAAAACTGGAAGATCAATCAAGCATTAAACTCTGCACTTACTTTAGAGAAAGAAGAAGATGAATCTCTTTCTGAGTTTGCTTACAGATGTAAACAAGATTCTAAAAGGATAGGACAGGAAGCCGCAGAACAAGGTACTAAAATACATGCTATGATTGAGCAGGGATTTGAAGGTGGTGAAACAAACAAACCTTATGAAGCTGTTAGAGCTTTCTTAGATAAACAATTTCCTAACGAGCATTGGATAGCAGAAGATTCTTTTTGTGCTGACTTAGGTTATGGTGGTAAGATAGATTTATATTCTACTACCGGTATCTTTGTTGACTTTAAAACTAAAGATAACTTAGAAGGTAAAGACCCTGCTTCATTAGTATACGATGAGCATGGTATGCAGTTGTCTGCTTATGCACAGGGTTGTGGTTACCATAACGTTGAACGTGTTTCTATTTTTATAGATAGGAAACAACACGATCTTATTGCTTGTCACATCTGGGACAGAGACTCACAAACAAAACACACAGAAATGTTTAACAGCATTTTAAACTATTGGAAACTAGTAAAGAACTATGAATCAAAAAAAATCTAGACAGTTAAGACGTAAAGCAGAAGACCTACTTATTGAGTGGTTAAGAACAATGGTTCCGGACGGAGAAGATACATCTAAGATTAATAAAAAAAATATCTTAGAGTTTCTTCCTGAACAAACACATTTATTTGCTCGTAATAAATATTTACTAAGTGCTTATAGTTTACGCTGGTTTTATAAACAAGTCAAACGAAATCCCAACCTAACGTTGGAGGACATCAATGTCTAGAAGAGTACCACGCAAACCAAGACCTAAGAAAACTAATGTACCAAAAGGGTATGACAGTTTATGGGAGTATGACATTCATCAAACTATCCTACAAGACTGGAAACATCATTGGGACAAGGTAGAATATGTCATACACCATAAGTATGAGCCAGATTTTGTAAAGCAGATAGGGGGTAAAACAATTCTACTAGAAGCTAAAGGTAGGTTCTGGGATCACGCTGAGTACAGTAAGTACATACACATAAGAGAAGCACTTAACAAAAGTTACACAGAGCTAGTGTTTTTATTCCAGAAACCTTATGCACCTATGCCGGGAGCTAAGATGAGAAAGAACGGAACCAAACGAACCCACGCTGAATGGGCAGAGAAAAATAATTTTACATGGTACAGTGAAGATACTTTACCTGACGACTGGAGAAACAATGAACTATAAATTTAACGAAGGACAATTAATACAAGAAGTACAAGCCTACATTGATGGTACATATGGTGAGCACTACGCTTCCGATAAGTATCAAGCAACAGACATCATCATTGATTCAGGACATGGTGAAGGCTTCACACTTGGGAACATTATGAAGTACGCTAAACGCTACGGAAACAAGGACGGAAAGAACAGAAAAGACTTGCTAAAGATACTGCATTATGGTATAATAATGCTTAACGTACACGACATTGAGAACTCATAATGGTTGAAGACAAAGTAGGTATCAAGGAATATCTTGGTATAAAAATTAATTACAGTAACGAAAGAAATTTAGATAAGTTCAGCCTTGATACACTCAAGGATAGATACTTATGGGAGAATGAAAC